TTCGGAGGGACTACGTCCCTCTAGTGTTCCCGAACGGAGACTACGTCTTCAGTTCGAGAACATTTTCCATCCTGGATACTAAGTATGCAGGAAGGAGTTACCATCGTGGTTCTCAGGAATCTGGGAACCTCCGACGAAAACGGGTAGGCTGGTTGGTTACCAACACTGGCATATCCGTTAACTCCGCACAGGTCTTGCTAAGCAGGACCGATGAGGAGATAAAGAGAGTAGAGGATTGCATCCACGGCGTCTTAGACGCTCTACTGCTCTTTGACCCACAGCTCTTCGTAAGGAAGAGTCGTGGTATTAAGGCTCTCCGGTACTTAGTACGGAAGATCCTTTCGGTAGGCCCCTACGGAGTAGGGACTATCATGAAGTACTGGAAAGAGTTTACCTCATTCCTGTACAACAGGATGGCCGGTTTTGAAACCGTCCTACCTGAACCAGCACCCGAGAACTTCTTTTGGAGGTCCTTGGGCGAGCATCCAGACGTAGTCAAGATGTTGCTGGGAAAAGTGGACAAATTTCTCTGTGAGAAGTTCGCACACTTAACTTCTACTCGCCACTTTGCAAGCGGCGATAAGAAGGCAGAAGAAGCTAGCTTAGCTAACTTCTTCAAATCCATAGAAGAACCCTACGAGGGTTCGGTCGAATGGATTAACAATCTACACGAACTCGCTAAGCGAGTCGGTGAGAAAGTTGCCCGCCTGCCAGGTAACCTGGCTATCTCCCCCCACGTCTCTTTGAGCGCGGCAGGGAGTTACTACGCAACCGTCAAAGACGGTGGTAGAGGCTTTGAAATCAGAGAAGCCCTCAGTCGGGTCCTAAAGGTCCGACCTGAGGAGGACGAAGTCCTTGAAACTTCTCTTGGAAAGCTGTTCTGCCCGAAGGGGGAACAGCGTTGGAGGCATTGGTGTAGGGATACTCCCTACGACCACTACCCTGATGTTGACTTCGCGGAAGTCATCATGGAGGAGCGTTTTGGCAACCCGCCAAACGAAACTCATCCATATTACCAAGGTTTCGACGAAGCCATTGGTAATCAAATTCTAATCGTTGCGCTCTTAGAGTATAACGACTGGAATTTAACTGGGCTCGGCATTCCATGCCGCGTACTTACAGTACCAGAACCCGGTTATAAAGCTAGAATAGTGACCACTGGTCCTTTCTGGCTTAATACGCTCCAGCAGAGTGTTGCACACTCTGCAAAGACGTACTTAAGCAGACACCCCTCTTCGAGGAGCAGTCTGATGAAAACAGATCAGGCCTGGCAGGCACTGTATCTGTTGCAAGGCAAAAAGTTCCCAGAGGGATCTTCTTGTCTAAGCTCGGACCTCAAAGAGGCCACCGATGCAATCCCAAAGGTAGTTGGTTCCCAACTACTCTCAGGGTTCCTAGAAGGTTGTGGCTTTAAGTCACACCTAAAAGAAATATGTTTGGATCTGTTGAACAGAAACCGAACATTTACTGCCCCTGGCTACGTCTCTGAGAGACAGACCAGAGGTATCATGATGGGAGAACCACTTACAAAAGTGATTCTCACCATTTTAAACCTTGTAGTAGAGGAGCACGCTATGCGTGTCTACTTAAAGGTACCCTCCGGGAGGTCTTTCTTTGAAAGTCCGCCCTGGAGGTCATACCACATTGGAGGTGATGATCACCTCGCCGTGGGACCAGTTGACTATCTCAAAGAGATAACCAACTGCCACCTGCTTAGCGGATCTAAGATCTCAGCAGGTAAACACGGTATTTCCAACAGAGTTGTGAAATACTGTGAAAAGGTTTTGGAGGTGTCTAAGGCACTCCAGACCTTTAAAGTAGACGACATTAACCGGTCTACGGAGGGCTACGAAAGCAGCCCGTTCGTGGACTCGGTGAAAGTACGTCTACTGTCACCACTCTCGAAGGCTTTTGAAGTCTCGAGCGAAAGAAACATTGCCATTGGTAAAGGACTTTCGTTAGGGAGATCCCTAAAGTGGATGAACGTAACACACTTCCATAGGAAGTGGCTACGTATGGTACGAGACCGATTCTTTCAAAGAATGGGCTCGTTACTACCAGATCGCACCTCAGGTGTGTACTGGCAGCTAATGCTCCCCATGCAATGGGGAGGATTAGACCTATACCTCGCCGACGAAGTCGACGAGCTGTATAGTAAGGTCCCAACGCTTACAAAAAGCGTAATGGAATCCGTGATGCTTGATGAACCTGAGGCTCACAAGAATCAGAAGCTGCTCCGTAAGTTACTTACGAATTACAGCTACAGAGGCTACAGACTCAATGAGTCTGAAGTCGCTGCTATGCAAACACACTTAGAAAGTGTGATTCCAATGTCTGCTCCATGTGCAACATGGAAGCAGATAAAAGCAGACTACGATCCCGAAGGGAAGGAGTCCGCAAAAACCATCGCAGACTTAGCCTGGGCGGATGGTTGGAAGGGCGAAGAGGACATCTACGATGAACTCATGCGTCCGTTACTGTTTAAGGAGATACTCCTTGGAACAGTTAGGCCTGCCGCGTACAACACGGAAAGGCTAAAGACAAGATACCGCAAACTGTGGGATCTTATCTACACTGGCGACGACTCTCTGAGCGTCGAACAGTTTAGGGCTATGGTGCCTTCAAGGCCACCGGCGCCCTTCTACAAAGTGGGATATCCTGAGGAATTCCACTTTGTTTCTGATCGAGGGTACATCTATAAGAGTACCATCGATGATGCGCTACACGGGATGCCGATCTTGAAGATTAGCCCCCGTTACGCGTGAACAGTTCCCTTCGCGTTCAGCCCGAAGGCCTGTGCAGAAACAAGTTC